AAGGAATTGTTATCTACAGCTGGAACGGTGGTTACTAAAGGAACAACGTATGACAACCGAGCCAATCTGGCTGATGGGTTCTTCCGAACCATTATCCGAAAGTATGAAGGCACAAGGCTTGGTCGACAGGAACTCAATGCGGAGATGCTGGAAGACACACCGGGGGCATTGTGGGACTGGGACCAGCTGGATGCGGATAGGATTAGACCAGGGGATATGCCAGAGCTCATTCGGATAGGTGTTGCTATAGATCCTGCTGTCTCGTCCGACAAGACCAGCAACGAGACCGGAATTGTAGCTGCTGGGTTAGGGGTTGATAACGATGTTTATGTGTTAGGGGATGTGTCGGGAATCTACACTCCCTTCGAATGGGCAACAAAAGCCGTGAATTTGTACGACGATCTAAAAGCAGACCGTATAATAGGGGAGGTGAATAATGGCGGAGATCTAATTGAATCCAATCTTCGGACAGTTGATCGTCGTGGACAACTTCCCATCGCATATAGGAAGGTCCATGCGTCCAGGGGAAAGCGTATCCGTGCCGAACCGGTCTCTTCGTTGTACGAGCAGCACCGTGTGCATCACGTTGGGACGTTCAACACGCTGGAGGAAGAAATGACCAGTTGGGATAGCACAGATCCACAGGCACCGTCTCCCAACAGGGTAGATGCCTTGGTGTGGATCATTACCGCATTGGGAGTTATTCCCCAAATAAAGAAAGCCGGAAGCAGACAGGGATAAGGAGACGATAATGAGAGACCATGCAATTGAAAAGATATGGGAATCGTTGAATGAAGAAGGTGAACCAAAAGATGAGTTCAAGGTGAATTTCTTTAGTGACTGCAAGAAGTATGGCTTATTGGTAGCCATCTTCAATCTAGGTTTTTTAGTTGGCAGTTCCGAGTGAAATCATTCAACGAACGTGTAACAGGGGTTATAATTATTATGTATGTATTTGTGCTTATCGGTGTGTTTGCCGTTATGCTTGGATTTGCACAATGGTGAAACATTTAGTGACGAGGAGAGTGACATGAGTATTATCGGAACTAAAGAGATACAAGCAACAATTCTAATCGACACGAGTCTTAGTGCTGCGGTGGAACTGGGTGGGCATAGCGTAGAGCGCATAATCATGCCTACTGTTTGGGTTGCTGCGGATCTAACCTTCCAGGTATCGGACGATGGTGGAGCAACCTTCCAGAATTTGTATTGGGACTGGGGAGCGGAAATGGTGGTAGATGCTGCTGTAGCAACCACAATCGAGCTGTCTCCATTTATCAAGCTTAGCAACATTGATCAGTTGAAGGTTCGCTCTGGCACGGCTGGCGTTCCTGTTGTTCAGACTGCCGAGGCGATTGTAAGGTTATCTGTTAGCACAAGAGGTTAGTCGCCATGGATACCATGCAGCGAATAATCTCAAAGCATCAACACTCGGATGGACTGATTGGCTTGTGGCCACAGAACCAGATGCTTGGGAAGGTGTCTTACGACTTTGGACCCAACCAAGGACATGGTACACACAGTGTTGATGTGACCAACAGATATCGGATGGCTCGTTCTAAAGGGCATTACATGAATGCCTCTGGATATGATCCTAAAGCACAAACAGGATCTTATACCAACATTCTAACAGCAGCCCTGGTAGCCAATTTCAATGGAGATGCTGGAGCAGCGTTTGTGTTCTGTAAGACAGACGCAGCTTGGGCAGAGTTAGCCAACCGGTATGCCTTGTATTTAGAAACCGATGTGAACAACCTGATATTCATGCGGAAGGATGCAGAAGCAGGACGATTGTATTATCGACACAAGGCAGCGGGAACGGGCCTTTCCACGGGTATTGATGACATGACCACAATGGACTGGTTCTGTATGGCTATGATGTGGGACCAGGTAGGTGCAGAAGTTAGAATATTCCTTGATGGAGTTTATGATTCTCGAGGCATCAATCCGGATCCGTGGGAAGGTGGAAATCTAACATCTGCCGTTATCGGAGCAGAAACAATCGTTCCTGCTGATGTCTGGGATGGAGGCATTGGGCTTGTGGCGCTTTACAATCAAATCAAAACGGATGACGAGATGCTCAAGTTGAGCACACCGTAGGAGAATGATATGTCAATAGGACATTTGCAAGACCAGGGATTGCGAGCAGCCAGAGAAGGAAGGGCAATCCGCAGATATTTGCGTGATATTACAGTGACCAATGCTTACGTGGTCTCAACCAACGCGGCTCTTTATTACGATATACCGGCAGGGAAACAGGTTGTAATCCCCAGAGTGTTTGTTGGATGCGAAGATGCGAATAAATACGCCGGAGCTTATATTGTTGGATGTGCGGCGGTTGCGGGCGGTGGCGCTGCCACTCAACTGCAAAACGAAATTCACGATCATGTAGGGGATAAAAAAGAAGGACCAGATCACACAATGAAAGACTGTAATCCCCCTCTGGTAATCAAATATTCAGCCGGTTATAGGTCTGTTTCTTTGGCAGTAAAAGCCACGGATAACCTGGCTACAGTGGGGTTCGGTTGGAACGGCTGGGTTGAAGACGAAGGGACACTCTCTTAGGAGTAGAAAATGGCAGAATCTGATAAGCTGCTTGAAGGTGAGATACAAGGTTCGATAACAGGAATTCCCCAGTCGGATCTTGACCGAGCCTATCGAGCGTTGAGCGGGAAGAAAGACCCATACAACAGGCTGTGGGATTATTATGATGGCAACCAGCCTTTGACCTATACCAGCAAACGGCTGCGAAATATCTTCAAAGATTTGGATACTCATTTCTCGGAGAACTGGTGTGCTGTAGTTATTGATGCGGCAAATGACCGACTGGCGTTGCAGTCTATACAGGTTGAAGATACAGGTGCCCAAACAGTTATTGATGAAGTCTGGGATAATCTGGACATGGACCTGGAGGCATTGGATGTACACGAAGCTGCTCTCGTTATTGGCGAGTCCTTCCTTATAGTATGGCCGAAGGTAGATGGTGAAGGTGTGCTCTCCTTGGAGGCGTTCTATAACGACCCTAGACTGTGTCATATTTTCTATCAATCAGACAATCCCAAGGTGAAGGAATTCGCTGCTAAGTGGTGGGTTGATGCTGAAAAGCATATTCGGATAACTCTGTATTATACGGACAGGTTAGAGTATTATCGTTCCGATAAGACCGAGCAGAATGTTAGCAGCGTTGCTTCGTTCAAACCTTTCAATCCTGACGAAGTCGAGGGAGGAGAACAAGCTATCAATGAGTCTGGTATAATCCCTGTGTTCCACTGGCGTCTGGAAACTCGCAAGATCAAATCGGATATGGGGAATGTAATTCCGCTTCAAGATGGCATCAATAAACTGGTAACAGATATGATGGTTGCCGCTGAATATGGCGCATTCAAGCAGCGGTGGATAATCTCCAATGCCAGCACAGAGAATGTGAAGAATGCTCCCGGTGAGATATGGGATGTTCCTGCAGGGGATGGTTCTGGACAGCAAACTTCGGTTGGGCAATTTGAGGCTACCGATCTGTTGAACTACATCAACGGCATAAGTCATCTAGCGAACAGTGCAGCTATCATCAGCCGGACTCCGAAGCACTTCTTGTTTGAACAGGGTGGTACTCCTTCTGGTGAAGCGTTGATCGCTATGGAAGCACCTTTGAACAAGCGTGTAGATGATCACATCAAACGATTCATACCGGTGTGGCGAGAAGTTGCACAATATATCCTAAAGCTGCTAGGCAAAGAAATCGAGCGCACCAAGATAACGGTGCAATTCGATGAAGCAGCTACCGTTCAGCCCAAGACTCAAGCGGAAGTTCGGGAATCAGCTGTGCGTGCGGGAATTCCTCTCAAAACAGCTTTGCGAATGGAAGGCTGGGATGATGCTATGCTGGATGCAATGGCAAAGGATAAGAAGGAAGAGACCAAATCCAATACCGACAATATGGCTGTGGCTATGCTTACTGCGCAGCGTAAGTTTGATGGGGGAGATGCAGAAGAAGACGAACCAATAGCAGGAGTTGCAGAGGAGGAGTAAATGCTCCACGTTTCTGTTGTTGAATACGGAGTTCAGTCCTATCCTCATCCAGAAATGGAGCACGATCAAAAAACAGGGAGAGGTGGGTGGCGTTTCATGCGAATCGAATATTGGGACTCCGAACAACCTTATTCCTTTTTGGAACACCATGTGTGGATGCCTCCTGGTATTGGCTCTGGTGAGCTGGAGGATTTTATGCAGGAGCAGATAAATGATGCCTAATCCCTATAAAGAAGTAGAGCAGAATGCTCTACTTATCATCGTTGTTTGTATGCTAATGCTTGCCGGCACTGTGCTTCTTGGAGGAGCATTTTGAGTTATTGTATAATCTGGATTAGTATAATTTGGATTAGCTTATGACCGACTTTCCTACCACACCCATACCGCCAGTTGATACTTCTCTTCCGTCTGCTTACCAATACATGCAGCAAAACAAGCTGCTGTTGGAAGCTATGGATGCCGAACAGATGCGATTGATGGTCAGTCAGTGGCTGCAAATGGAAGGCCATCTTGAAGCACGTATTAGTGATCTGGCCCAGCATGTAACAAGTATGCGAGCAGCTGGGGAAGCTGTTACCCACGAGACGTTGATGACGATAGAGCGATACCAGAAGCTGCTTGCTCAGACCCAAAAAGAGTTATATGGCTACACAGAGTTTGCGGAACGATTGATATCAGAGCAACAAGCCAAACTTGCCAAGATGGGAATTGAGCATGCATCTACGGCTATACAAATGTCTTTGTTCGAGAGTGGTCCTGGTGTTGGTGCGTTCTTTGATAAGCTGCCGGTATCTGCCATAGAGAATATGGTTGGTCTTACTGCAAAGGGAAGTCCTGTTGCGGAAGTATTGGCAAAGCATTGGCCGAATGCTGTTCAGAATATGACAGATATTCTTGTGCGCAATACCGGCTTGGGGATAAATCCAAGACAGACCGCTCGAGAGATGGCAGATGGTCTTGCTGCCGAGGGACTAAACAATGCAATGACAATTGCTCGTTCCGAACAATTGCGAGTGTATCGGGAAGCAAGCCGGCAGCAATATCAAGCCAGTGGAATGGTGCAGCAATACGAACGGATGTGTGCCCACCAACCCAGAACCTGTATGGCGTGTCTTGCCCTGGATGGAGAGATTTATGATACAGAGGATCTTATAGAAACACATGCTTGTTGTCGGTGTATAATGCGTCCGATTGTAGATGGTATGCCAAGCATTGAACGAGAGACCGGTCAAGATTGGTTTGAGAAACAACCGGAGCACGTACAACGGGAGATGATGGGTCCCAGTCGATATGAGATGTACAAGAGCGGAGATGTCGGCATAAAGGATATGGTTGTAACAGGCGATCATCCTGATTGGGGACCAACGGCTGGTGTTCGATCTGTAAAGGATTTGAAAGGCAACTAGAAATCAGAAGGTATAATTGAACCGTAAGCTATCCTGCGTTTGGTGGGATACCATTCTGCGTCGGGATGACGCACAGGAGGATTTGTAATGTTAGACAAACTGTGGGACAAGGGTATGCTGTTTTCTCCGGATGACGCTTCCGCTGGTGGCGGAGGTGAAGCTGGCGGGAAGCCAGGTGAAGGGGAAGGTGAACCAAAACCAAAAGAAGGTGAAGGTGAAGCTGCTCCTTCTTATAAAGACTGGTTCGCT